GAGTGCCAATGCCATAGCTGCTGATGTAGTTAGGGTCATTACTTCGCATTCTAAGACTATGTTAAAGGTCAAGTTTGAGGTTGCTGCCCAGTTTGTGCCGCCAAGTGCGCCTAGATAGACTTCTTCAACTGCTACAAGGAAACCGTCAGAGTAGTGTTGAGGTAGATGGGAGTCGTTGTAGACATTGCTAGGAACTGCTGATGCGCCGTCTTGATTGTGGCACCATAGCATACCTTTTGCGATGGTTGTCCTGTCGTCTAGGCTAACCAGTCCGCTGTTAGATTGTGTAGTTAATTGCCAAATAGCCTCGCCAGATGTACCAGCGTCCATGAATGGGGCACCGTTTGGAACTGCGCCGGTAGGGCCTTGACACCATTCGCCTTCAATAGCTCTAATCTTGAGGATTGATTTTCCTAGTGCGTTAACATAGGATGATAGATCTACTGCTGTTTGCACAAAGGTGCCACTGTCGTCTGGGGTTACTGTTGCTCTGATAAAAAAGGACTCATTTTTAGCCATGTATATAGACTATATAGTTCAGTTTATTATACTTGTTCTGCACCTCGTCGCTATACGCCTATGCTCTGCGCTAGGGATTTTCTACTGAAAACGCAACACCTAGCGGCAAAAATAGATCTATTCTACATTCATTACCAATGAAACTATAAGCAAACGCCATCTAGGACATTCATGGACGCAAAAGATTGGGCTAAAATGGCCGATATGATAGCACAAATTAGAAACAGATTATACAAAATACAATCAAAACATGAATATATAGACACAGAAGTTTATCTTAAGAGTATTTTGACCAGGGAATACCTAGTGTTAGCATTAGAAAATATCGATCAGTTAGCAAGATGGGATAATAGTGGGTTGTTACAATGAGTGAAGGTTCTCATCATGAAAATATTCGTGTTGGTGGCCAGATTGTTGGCCACATTCGCATTACAAACAGCGGCAAAATTCTATCTGTTTGGTTTAAGGCACCATACAACCAATTGTTTTTACCAGAGGTGAAAGAATGAGTCGTCCTAGAGCCATAGATCCGAGCGTACCATTGTCAATCGCTGTGCCTCAGTCTTTGAAGACACGGCTTGACCAAGAGTTATCTTACAAACAATCCCGCTCAAAGTGGGTATGTCATGCAATAACTGAAAAACTTGAGCAAGATTTTGATTATAGATCTATATCTGACATGCAATTGTTAGGAATGCTTTATTCCAGAGGCATTATTGATTTGCCAATTTTTACAACGCTAAAGATGCAAGTTGAGGAAATTGCATCAGAACAATAAGATATAACAATCGTTCACACCAGACGATCCGTTCGTTCTGTTGTTTGTCAATTGGTGCTATTGCTTCAAGTCCTTGAGACATTTCTTAATCTCCTTAAGCTCTTTTAGAATCTTAGCTAAGATTACAACAGCTGCCATTATTGCAACCCTCTAGCATTTTGGGCTCGCTCATTTAGAATTAATAGGATTTCTTCATCCTCTGAAACTTCGTATTCATCCAATTCAATATAGTATGTAGCAGATGATGCGCTTTGACCTAACATAATCATATCAACACATAATGACAAAGATTGGGTAACCATTGCATCACCTTTGATAACGTATTGATTTTGATAATTGTCTGTTGCTTCTGTCTTGTTGCCTGTGTTAGATCCATAAATAGCAATGGTTCTATTATCTTGGGCTAATGACATATCTCCATTAGCACTATGGAGTTGTAGCTGAGTTTGAGTCATTCGAAGTAATTCTCTTCTGGAGAAAGATTGCAATGCAAATGGTGTGTTGTACAAAGTAGGTGCATATGTAACATCAGGGAATGCTGAAATGTACGTTACTTTGTAAGCATACCCACGACGTTCATCAACAAGTATATTTTGAAAGTACGTAGTATTTGTACCGGCTTTAACATACACAGCGTCGGCATTGTCAAAAGTTACAATTCCGCTTAAACAAACACTACGGCCAGTCTTCTTCATTTCTTCACCGCCTTGTGAGCTGCTCTAACTGCTTTGCCAAATCCGCCTTTTTTCCATTGGCCATTTGCTTTTTTGTACGTAGAACTAATTCGTTTGAATGCTGCCTTGTATTTGCGTGAGTAAGCAGAACTACGTCTTTTCTTAGGTGCTGGACTGCTCTCTTGTGAAAGAGTGCTGCCTTCTGATTCTCGCTCACTAGAAATGAGTCGGCGTAACGCCATATACTCATCAACAGTTAGCATCATGTCTCTAGACAGATCAACCACCTTACTGTTGTGAGAGTGCCAATGCCATAGCTGCTGATGTAGTTAGGGTCATTACTTCGCATTCTAAGACTATGTTAAAGGTCAAGTTTGAGGTTGCTGCCCAGTTTGTGCCGCCAAGTGCGCCTAGATAGACTTC